TTGTCGTATCCGACTCCGACGATAATGTTGATAACGCAGGTCGCGCAAAAGAGATTGCATATCAAACCTTGAAGATTGCCAAAGAGCAAAAATTGGACATCGAAAAGGCTTTGTTTGCAAACAACGCTCGCGCTGCTGGTAACTCCACAACAGCTCGTGAACTTGCTGGCGCTCCAGCATGGTTGACAACAAACACTGTTGCTGGTGCAGGCGGTGCAGACCCAACCGGCGACGGTACAGACGCCCGTACAGACGGCACACAAGCTGCCTTCTCACAAGCCAACTTTGACACTGTTATGCAGTCAATCTGGGTTGCTGGTGGTAAGCCAGACACCGTGTACCTCTCTGCGTTCCAAATGAATGTAGCTCTGGGCTTCACAGGTAACAACAACCAGCGTTCAGCAGTACAAGCTGGCGACGAGCGTGTTGTTAAATCCTTGGCTGTATATGTAACCCCTTGGGGAAGCGTAGAATTTATGCCAAGCCGTGAAAACCGCTCGCGTGACGTCTTCATCATGCAAGACAACATGTGGGAAGTTGCTTCCTTGCGTGGCACAAAGAACGTGGCATTGGCCAAAACCGGCGACAACACTACTCGCCAAGTTGTAACCGAGCTTACTTTGTGCGCCAAAAATGAAGCTGCAAACGGCATCATCGCTGACTGCTCAACTTCATAATCTAAAAGATGGGGGCGGGAGACTGCCCCCATTTTCCTTTAAGTGGAGACCGATATGACAAAAGCTACAGTAACCGTTGCAAATGTATTCACATCTGCTGGCAAGTTTTTCAAGGGCGACGTAGTTGACCTTCCCGACAGCGAAATCAAATTAATCAACGAAATCCGCGCTGGTGCGCTTGAGGCTGAGAAGCCAGTGGCGAAGGCCAAAGCGCCCGCAAAGAAAAAGCGTGCGCGCAACGAGAATGGCACTCTGCGTGCTGACAATCCGTCCACAATCCATATCAATGAGGCTTGGGTTAATGATTAATACATCAACCAAAATATCTGAAGAGATTACGTTTGATGGCGAAGATAACATGGTTATCAAGCGCACCTTCGACGCATCGCATATGCTCAAGGATGCGGCACAGGCTCGCGAAGTGACCAAGAACAGCTTTGGCTCTGATTACAAGCACGTTGGCAATGTTGACATGGCCTTGTTGGCGGTATGGCTAAAAGAGGCTGGAGTGGCTTGGACTGATACACAAGCGGTCAAAGATGTGTTAAAACGTAAGTTAGCAAGCAACGAATTTAGCGCCCTTCGGGTTTGGGAAGGCAGTTACTAAAATGGAAATGGACGCGATCTTGAATATACTTTTTGCGATTGTCATCGGCGGTCTTGGCTGGTGGCTCAAGACACAACGCGAAGAGCTGGATCGCCTCCGCATTTTACTGAACCGCAGTCGTGAAGAGATGGCAAAAGAGTATGTCACCAAGACCGACAGTAATCAGGTTTTACTGCAAATTATGAACAAGTTTGATCGGCTGGAAGAAAAGATCGACAGGCTGATGGAGAGATAAAATGCTTTGCGCTCTGGTCTTTGTGAGTTTCGGACATGCTTGGATACAGGGCGCAGGCAATGTTCTGGTCAAGTCTTGCTACTATGAGTGCGGTCAGAAGAAAATTAGTAAGGGCCAATGGTATGACCGCAAGTACAGCGTGCCGCCGCACTATGTTTGCCCAGTTAGGTTTGCCGACGCATGATTGATCCAATTTCCGCCATAGCCATTGCGGCCAGCGCCGTGAACAACGCCAAGTCGCTGATAGCTGCGGGTCGGGATGCCTCGTCGGCTCTGAGCAAGTTCGCGGGTGCGGTCAGTGATGTCAATTACGCGGCTGAGAAGGCAAAGAATCCAAGTGTGTTTGCGTCTCTTACTGGCTCCGCAGAGCAAGCTGCAATTGACGCATTCTCTGCGCAAAAGCGTTTGCAGGCGATGAAGAAAGAAATCGAGACAATCATCATGTACCAACACGGGCCGAAGGGTTTGGAAGAGTATAAGGACACGCTCCGCAAAATCAGGGCGCAACGCAAAAAGACTGCATACCGCAAAGCTGAGATTAAAGAGGCTTTGATAATGTGGGTCGTTGGCGGGATAATCGTGATAGCTGGCATCGCTGGGCTTGGAGCGGTGCTTTATTTGATCGGCAAACAACAAGGCAAATGGTGATGGACGGCAAAGCAATGATGGGAGTTATGTTCGCTGCGCTTCTAGCCTTGCTTGGCTGGAATATTTCGACGACGCATGAGCTGACTTTGCAAGTCCAGAAGCTAGAGATCATCTTGCTTAACGATGCTTTCGCAAACTGACGGGAACGAGACATGGCACACACGATATTAGATAATTGGAAAGTTTTGCCGCGTCTGATGATGCTGGCGGTCACTGTACTGACCTATCAGGCGGTGCATTGGTTTATGGGGCTAGATGATCCCAGCGTTGCCCAGTCAGGGCTTGTCAGCGTCTGTATGGGCGCGCTCACAGGCTGCTTTGGCATCTGGATGGGTAAGGAGTCCAAAACGAGCGTAACCAACACTGGTTCAAGCTCAAAAGTAGAGTATGAGGTGGGACAATGATCGGTCAGATAATCGGATCACTTGGCGGCCTTGCGGCAAGCTACATCGACGGCAAGACTGCCGTGAAGAAAGCTGAAGCCGAGACCAAGATGAAAATCGCAACGGGCGAAATCAGCTGGGAACAGGCTGCCATTGAGGCCAGCAATAATTCGTGGAAAGATGAAGCGTGGACAGTGGCCTTCATAGCCATTGTGCTGGGCAGCTTCATACCGGGCATACAGCCTTACATGGCGCAAGGTTTCGCCAATCTGGATGCTGCACCGCAGTGGTTCCAGTGGGCAATGTATGCGAGCATTGCGGCGAGCTTCGGCATACGCACAGTGAGAGGATTGAAAAAGTAATGGCAAAAGACCCAAGATTAGCAAGAGCTGGTGTGTCTGGCTACAACAAGCCAAAACGCACACCCGGTCATAAGACCAAATCTCATGTTGTGGTGGCCAAGTCTGGCGACCAGACAAAGACAATTCGGTTTGGCCAGCAAGGCGTGTCTGGATCAAAAGAAGGCACAGCTCGCAACAAATCATTCAAGGCCCGCCACGCAAAGAATATTGCAAAGGGTAAAATGTCAGCGGCCTACTGGGCTGATAAGGTTAAATGGTGAGAAAATGGGACTGTATTCAAACATTGCCAAAAAGCGTGCGCGCATCAAAGCCGGAAGTGGCGAGAAAATGCGCAAGCCCGGCACAAAGGGAGCGCCAACGGCCAGTGCATTTGAAGCGGCTGCCAAGACAGCAAAGAAAAAGGCTAAAAAATGAGCAAGGCAATGGCTAACCTCCAGACTAAAATCGGGTCAACGCCTGATGGTGAGTTTGGGCCTAATACAGCGCGTGCAATCGCCAAGCATTTCAACCTATCCCCGGCACGAGGCGCACACCTGATGGGGCAGGCGTCACACGAAAGCGGTGGCTTCAAGCGCACCCGTGAGAGCCTGTACTACAGCTCACCAGAGCGCATACAGGCTGTGTGGCCGTCGCGCTTCCCAACGGTTGAGGATGCTGAACCTTACGCCAAGAACCCGGCTGGGCTTGCTGGCAAGGTCTACGCTGGCCGCATGGGCAACGAGAATGAGGCACAGGCCAGCCTATACATTGGCCGTGGATTTCTTCAGCTCACTGGGCGTGATAATTATCGCTCATTTGCATCTGACATGGGCGTGCCGAAGGTTATGACTGACCCAGACTTGGTGGCAGATGATTACGCCTTTGAGACTGCGCTGTGGTTTTTCGAGAAGAATGGCCTGTTTAAGATTGCCGATGAAGGCGTGACAGATGACGCTATCAAGCGCATTACGCGCCGCGTGAATGGCGGCTATCACGGGCTAGAGGATCGAAGCAATCAGAGCAAGAAGATCCACACTTGGCTCATGGCTTAGCTAACTGGACTAAGCTAAGTGGCAAAGCAAGATCAAAAAGCCAGCGCGGCGGTAGGTAGGGCCGAAGAGCATTTAGCCCTCGCCTACTTATCGCTGGCTGGATACATCTGCACGCTCTGCCAGATCAAGGATCACGATGCGTATATACAGACGGATACACAGACGTTGACCTTGCAGGTGAAGACCGCAAGCAAGACGCATAAAACCAGCAATAGATACGCATTCCACACACCCAAAAAAAACGTCGATGTGTCAGACGTGTTTGCGTTTGTATCCATTGATTTGGGCGCTGTGATCTTCCGCCGAGGTGATGAGCTGACTTCTGTGACAACATATATTTCGCCAGAAGAATTTATGGATGAAAAGCAATCAATGCAAAAAACATTCGACAGCTTCAAATAATCGCTTGTGGGTCGGCGTCGGTTTGATTAGAAAGTCTGAGTGGGTGGCTATCATCACAAGATAAATCGACTTCGCCACGGGAATGGCGGTTGTTTAGCCTAGGATGACGTTGCTACCAAAAGCGCCAAACTTTTACACTATCAACGGCCACCCACACGACTTCAAAATATTATCGCAACCAGCATCATCACGCCAGCGCCGCTTGCGAAGCCAAAGACAGCTCCGACCAAGCCAGCGATGTGTATCTTGCGTTCTATCTCTTGGTCATCCATCGCGCTCATCCTCAAAACAATTATTCAACGGCTGGATCGGTTGCTTGCTGAACACCCAGCGCCATTGCCGCTTTGTGTAGCCCGGCACTTCAACAAAGTCCCGCACGCGGTAGACCCTGTTGGCCTCCCACATTCTCTTGAGATAGCTTGACGTGCGAGGGATGCTGTCACCCAGAAGCTCTGCGGCTTCTGCTGCGGTCACGCGCTGGTCGTACGGGATCAAGGCGAACAGGCGGTTGCCTTGGTCGATGCTGTGCTGTTTGCTCGCCTCAGCCGCTCGCTGCATTGACGGAGCCATAGTTGTGGGCCTGCGAGGGCCAGTAGGTAGGGGATCACGTTTGCGCTGTTTATACATGAGCGTCTCAAACTCCCACAGGCAGTGGCCATATGTGATTTCAAAGCGCTCGTGCTTATCCGTGACGCCTTTCAGCTTTGCCTTCAGTCGCTCTGCTGCGTCAAGTTCGTAGCGCGCTTTAGCAGATCGAGAAGCGCTTTCTGCTCTTCTAGTCGCTGCTTCAAGTT